CCCTTAGTGCCGGCCTCTCGCGCTTCCTTGCTAACGTCCTGCGTTACCATGCCGTGATCGCCGTATTGACTAGGATTTTCTTGGTCGATGAATACTGTTGCGTCGAGGTACTTTGCGCCCTTGCCCTGAAACAAAAGCTCTTTGTCGATCTTGGTTACGTCAATCTTGATGTGTACGCCTATCTTCATTTTCTATCCCCTGTAACTGACATATTGATGTTTGTTTAACTCGATTATCTGATCCGGTACCGGCCAATCTGGATACTTAACCTCGTACTCCTGGCCTTCTTCATACACAGCGCCGGTGACTGAATAGCTGGCGTTATAATGCTTGCCGTGCTTCTTCAATAATCCATGACTCAGTAGCTTGTTGATAATGTGCGCGCCGGTTGCATTGCTTATGCCAAGCCCTTCGCAAACATCCCTGTTTGTGCGCTGCACTCCGGTAGGAATCGCGTCAAGGTACTGCTGCTCGATTTCTCTCATGCCGCCTGCTCCAATAATTCTGGGTGCTGGTGAATGTTGCCGATTACTTCGTTGTGACCGTAAAGCCCAATTCCGTAGTGAGAAGATTTTGTAAACCAGCCTGTGAATCTTTCGTTCCACTCTACGGTTTCTATTTTTCTCCAACTGTCGGCAATTACTTTAGGGGCAAGTATTGTTGCGGGACTCCAAGAAATAATATCGCCCTCGTAAATCTCAGCACCGTTCTTATCTTTGAGGCCCGTGTATTGCATTAATGGCCAGTCTCGAGCCTTGCTGTCCGACCTAGAGAATTCGCCAAACTCAACAACTTCACCCTGCTCAATAATAAAATCCGCATAACCACCTTTCCCGCAGAAAACCATTCTTGAGCCGTTCCAAGCTCTGAATTTAATTAATCTCATGCTGCCGCCCTTGCTGTCAGTAATGAGAACTCAGTAGAACGGATCATGGATTTTGTTTTCTGATCGAGATCGCCGCCGTCCGTAGGAGAAAGCCACAACGATGCTTTGTCGTGCTCTGGTATTTTCGACCAATAATCTGCGGCCGCATCAATTTCTTCAGCAACAATCGCATCTAAAAAGGAATCGTAAGCAACTCTGTTTTTTACCTTCGCCTCTAAGAATTTTTGCTTCCTACTAGGCAATAACCACTGGTCATATTTGGCTCCCAGCTCTTTGAATGCCTCCTTCGTGAATTTGTATGAATTCCCAGCCTTTTCAAGCGGAACCCACCAGTTAGGCGTTTGATATAAGTACCGGCCAATGCCCCATGAAACCGCAGCACGTTTAAGGGCGTCACTAAATGCGCCCTTGTCGCCTTCTACCGCAGTATCGCCAGCACCATCTGATTTCCATACCCACTCACCATTAATCTTGATACCTATTCGACAGCACAGCTTTTTTCCATCTGACCAAGGCTGATCTGATTGCCATCCATCAATGCCGCAAATCTTGTCTAGGCGATCCATTACATCTCTTGAATCTAGGTAGGCCAATGCCATGCCCGCCGTCTTATCGCCTTTGGTGGAGCCTACGCGCCAGTGTATTTGTGACTTGTCAAACGGTTCGCTAAGTCTCTCGATGTTCACAGTATTGACTCCTTTAATTCTCGGCGTATCGCGCCTAGTTCAATGTTGAGGTTACGATTCATTTCTTTCCAATAATCATCATATTGGGCGCTGCTTTTTGGATAAGGGTTATCATCAAACCCAAGTCCATTTTGGTAATCACGAGTTGCTTGAGCTGCCGGAAATTCCGATAGATCAATCATTCTTATTTACTCCAATCAAATTGATTAAATTGCTGCCGCGCTTTCACTAGCCCGTCAATAATTGCTGGGCCGAATATTAAGTTTTCCATTTCGATAATGCTTTCTGCTATGCGCTCGCTCTGCGAATTGTTGTAGTGTTCGCAAACATCACAATGGAACTTTTCATAATCTTCGAGCGGTACGTCACAGCGTTTACAGGTGCTCATTGTTGCTCCAATAATTCTGGGTGTTGATGGATGTTGCCAATTATTTTAATTTCTGAGGACATGGACGACATGTAATGACCATTAACCATCCAGCCAACGGCGCTCCCAAGCTCTGCTCGATACCAAACTTTCCCTATATTTGCGTCAGAATAGGAGTGTTGGTCTTTTACAATATCCCCCTCGTAAATCTCGACACCGTTCTTGTCTTTGAGGCCGGTGTATTGCATTAGTGTGTGATGCTTTACCTGACCATTAATAAGATTTATTAAAACAGAGCTGAATGCTTTTATAGTCCCCCATGAAATCATCGTCTTGTCGATGCCGTTAAATGCCCTAAACTTGATCTCCCTGCTCATATCCTTGCCCCTAGCACTTCGTTGTGTGCGCGTGCGAAATCTTTAGCGGACTCTCTCTTGCAATCGTCAAGGTGCTCTTGGTTAGGATTGTCTGCCACCAATCGAACAGGGCTGTCGAAATCTTGTTCTTCTGTCTTGACCCACTGCTCCGGATAATTCTTGGCCGCAAATGCTTCAACGATCGTTAAGGTGCAAACTCCGATTTGAATCTTTAGCTTTTCGAACTTAGCCAGGTTAGTTTCCTCGGCTGTCTCGATTGTCTTTGTTGCCAATTCCATCAAGTCTTGAGTGCTGGCTTCACTTAATGCGATGCCCACAAAATCTGCCTTGGTGAATCTCATTTGCTTGGAAAAGTCTTCGCTTAAAAACTGGCTTACTGCGTGATTCATGCTCATTTCAAACTCCAATAAATGGGTATAGGACGACCACAAAAAGTAGGACGCAGATTATGCAAGTGGCAATCCCCCACATGGTTTCGACAAGCAGCTCTTTAGTTTTTAATTTCATGCGAAATGCTCCTTGATTGATTTGGCTACTTCGGGGAGGAAATATTGATGAGGGTATTTTTGGAGGCGTTTTGCTATGCGGGCGAAGCCCCAACCCTCCGAGTCATTTAGATAATATAGGTCGTAGTGATCTAGGCCCGAGGTAGTCTCGCCGAGACGATTTATAAGCCCAGTTTTAGCCGCAAAAGCCTTAGATCCGGTTTCCCTATGGCTGTAGTCCGTTCCTGTTACCGAGCACCCGTAACCTAGGCAGCAAAAACCGTCTCCTTGATTCCCCAGCATTCCTATTAACTGCTTCACTCCATCCTTCTTGGCAGCCAGCAGCTTCTCGATCCAAAGTATTGCGTTCTCGCTTTGTGTGGTCATGCCGTTCTCCAAATTCATGTTGATCAAGATACTTAGTGAAGTGGTGGCAGGGCTTGATACCTGCTAAATGGCGGTTGCGTTTTTAGATAGTCTTAGGTTCGCCTCCTGATACGCCGCCCCGCAGCAGTTTTTATACTGGATTGACTGCCAGTTACTTCTGCGTGTCCATCCACGCCGCACCACTTCACTAAATATCCTAAAAAAACGGGCCAACCTTCGGCCCAATCTCAGGGGGTTGTTATGCTTTAATCCGAACAAATGGAATACCTTTGCTAACTTTCCTAGTATTTCCATGCTGGTCTAACTGATAGAGAGGAGGCTGACCCTTGTACTGAGTGTCGCCAACTGTCTGGATTGGTGCGTTGCTGTTTAAAATTCTTTGAGCTTGGTTCATTGGTATTTCCTTGTAGTTGATATAGGGAATTTTAGGCTGGCGCACTCGCAACACTGTCCAATCTGTAAGAGATAACTGGGCTAGTTTGAGCGCGTCTTCGGTTGTTTAATCTGTTGTCTGTAGTAGTAGATAACGATGTGGTAATCGTGATGATCAGAAGGCCAGCTTTAGTTAGCTTGTAGATGGCCTCTTTGAAGGTGTGAGAGTGAGTTTTAAATGTAACGCTGTCACTACGCTGCTTGATTGCTGCTGGCGAAACACCGCGCCTTTTTGCAGTTTCCTTGATCGTTAAAAGGATTCTGTCGCGGGTTGTTTCGAACTCTTTAGCTGTTAGATTTCTCGTTTCCATGTGGTTAATTATAACCATAGTTATAACCAAGTCAAACAAAATGTATAATAAATGTTATTTAATTTCTAGCAGGCACAAAAAAGCCCGCGTTAAGCAGGCTTCGTGGGTCTAAAAGAGAGCGGAGGCTAGCCGCAGGTACTTAGAACTTTTCCTTTCAGTAACGTGCCCCCACTCAGGGCATCTATTGATTTACTTTTTCTGTTCTTAGTGTAAATAACGGTTCTTGCTTCCATATCAATCGTCCAGAACTCAAACATCCTCTCGTGTTCGCCTCCCCCTAACGCCTCACACCAAAGAACCTCTTCAGCTATGCGTATACAAAAAGTATCGCTGGGGGTAACTGATGCAGACTCGGTCTTTGTATCTATTTGAAATACTTGCTCCCCGAAACTCTTTTCTTTTTCAACAAAATTATCGCCTTTTAGGTAGGAATGCCCCGTAAATTCCCCAGCAAAGACACAGATCGCAGAGGCGATAGGGGATAGGGCCATCAAGAATATAGCAGAAACAAGTCTTTTCACTTACCAGTCCTCATAAAGTACCCATCACAGACACCGCAAATTACAGAGTCCTCGGGGATTTTGATTATCCTTTCGGGCCAATCAGGATTGATAGCTGATAAATATTTATTATTACCATCTATCTGTAGCTGCTTAAAAGTCACAGCTCCGTCTGGCGTTCTCACAATCACATCACTACCATTAACAGCAGGCTTCACCGATTCCGGCTCAATCTTCAATATGCACCCGTCTGGATAACCTTCTCCAGTTCTGGGGTTAAACATAGAAAGCCCCGAGTTCTTTACAGCATAGGCGTTCTCGCTGCTTTTCTCAGGCCAGTCTATCCAGTCTTCCGCGTCATTTAACTCATACGGATTCATTGCATCCCCCCAAGTTCCTGCCTGAACGAAGGAGATTAGGGGAATTTTACGACTATTTCTATAGTGAAATGTAACATTGTTATCCAAAACTCCATTAATTTCTTGACTGTCACCAGATATTAATAATTCTGCGGTTGTGCCCAATGCTTGTGCTAGTTCTATAAGCCTGCCTGGTCTTTTAGTTTTTCCCACCAATATCTTATGCATTGCCACCTGAGAGATTCCGGCTTTTTTCGCCAGATCCTCTTGAGTCAGCTTTTTCAGCTTCATTAGTTTCTTTAGATTAGTTGATAGCATTGTCATAAGCGCATTTTACGCGCATACCCTCGGTTATATAACTAACAATAGTTATTGAATTATTTAATAACATTAGTTATAATCCGTAAAACGTATAAAGGTTAACCATGCTAAAAAAAGATGTAGTCCAGTGGTGCCAGTCATCAAATATCACCTTAACGGCATTAGCGGGGAAGTTAAAAATCTCCCAGCCTGCCGTTTCACGTTGGGCAGAAGTTGTCCCAGAGCTTCAATCAATAAAGCTCGCTGGGCTGTCTGGCGGGTCTTTAACTCACGACCAAGATTTTTACGATTCAAGAAAGTTTCCATGCCTCAAATAGTCGCATGGATTTTTTTTGGATTCAATTCTTCGATGGTCATGTGAATCCATACAGGGTTTTGCTATGAGCAAGTTAGACGTAACGCCAGAAGCTAGAGAGAAGCGCATAGCTGAATTAAACGCGCAGCTAGATTCTCAAATTGAAGCAATAGAAGTATCTCGGCAAATTTATAACGAGATCAAAGAGAAATATGACCATGCTTCCGATGAGCTGGCGGGGCGCATTCAGTACATGGAAGCTATCAGGCAAGACCTAATTTCTTGGCAGGGTGAATAGTGCATTACTACAAACGAAACCTAGGTGATTACGCTAAGAAGGCAGGGCGATTGTCCATCCTTCAACATGGCGTTTATAACCTCCTGATTGATGCTTGCTATGACCGCGAGAGCTTCCCCAATTTGGATGAAGCAATTGACTGGGTTTGGGCTTCAACTACAGAAGAACAAGAGGCGGTTAAGTTTGTTTTAAGCAAGTTTTTCATTGAAGAAGATGGGGTTTTTATCCAGAAAAGAATCCAAGAAGAGTTAGCCGACTATCAAGCCAAATCTGAAAATAACAAACGAATCGCACAGGAAAGGGAAACGAAGCGTAAACGAACCGTGAACGAAACGTGCGAAAAAGACAACGAACCGTCACCTAACCATAAACCAATAACCAATAACCATAAACCAATAACCAATAAACCTCTCAAGACAATCGAGAATAAATTCTCTCAGGAGGATTTTCAGTTTGCTGAATACGTTTATCAAAAAATCTTAGGGCCAGCTCCCAAGACCAAGAAACCTGATTTCACCAAGTGGGCTGACTCAGTTCGATTGATGCGCGAAGTCGATAACCACACTCCCCAAGAAATCATGCAAGTTTTCACCTTTGCCAACAGCGACCCATTCTGGCAAACCAATATTTTGTCCATCCCCAAACTCAGGGTGAAATTCCCAGACCTTCATTCGAAAATGTTAGGAGCCCAAAATGCAAACAGCATCCCAATTGGCAGAACGTATCAAACGAAATCCGAGCGCGCCGACGCAAAACTCGCAGACTACCTCCAGCAACACTCCTGACATTTTCGCAAAGGTATGGAGGGGCTTGCAGGCTTCTAGGCACATATCCAAAGACGATGGGGTTGGTGAGACAGATTACAAATACTGGAATCACATGCTCAAGGATTTGACCAACGAGAAATTACTTGCAGGACTCAAGGCGGTTGATGGATTTCAGGGCTACATGACTATCGGCGTTTTTAAAAAGCTATGTCTTGATGCCTCGGTGAAGGTTCCAGCTTACCGGCCATTTAATTCAAGCCGTGCACTCACGGTTAAGCCTATCCAAGGTGATGTATTGCAAAGCCGATTGAGAAGCATGAAAGCGGAACTAGGGCTATGAAAAAAGGGCTAACTCAAGATCAGATTAATGATTACTTGGCAGGGCAAAGCGTGAATGACCTAGCCGAAAACTCAGACCTGAGCCCGAGCGCGATTAGGGCAAGACTTGAACAGGCTGGCGTTCTTAGATCGAGGACTGACGCAACAAGATTGTCTTTGTTAGGCGGCAAGAAATTACGACCGATTAGCCGATTCAGCGCCAGTGAGGTTGCCGCTACATACGCCGCTCAGATGTCTCAGCTTTGGTTACAGCGGCCAATAATGGGAACCGTTGATGTTTAAAGTTTTGGATCTCTTTTCAGGAATTGGCGGCTTTTCCCTTGGCCTAGAGAGAACAGGCGGATTTGAAACTGTTGCATTCTGCGAGATTGAAAAGTTCCCACAGAAAGTATTAAAAAAGCATTGGCCTGAAGTACCAATTTACGAGGATGTGAGAAATGTCACCAGAGAACAGCTTGCAGCAGATGGGATTTTTCCCAATGTCATTACTGGGGGATTCCCCTGCCAGGATATCTCGGTCGCAGGAAAGCAAAAAGGTATCAGCGAAGGAACTAGGTCGGGATTGTGGTCAGAGTGCGCCCGTTTACTTGGGGAAATTCGACCCGATTACGCAATCTTTGAAAACGTCACAGCGCTGCTTAGTGGCGACAACGGGCGATGGTTTCAGCGAATTCTCTGGGACATTTCCGAGGTCGGGGGTTATGAAGTTGAATGGCACTGTATACCAGCTTCCAGCGTTGGCGCTCATCACCAAAGGGATAGAGTGTGGATCGTACTTGCCAACACCAACGAGCTCCCCAATGGGCAGCAACACTTCAATGCGGCGGAGCGGCACGACAGCGAAAAAGCGTTACATAATCTGGCCGACCCCAACAGCGAGAGACTACAAGGGTTGTGGCAAGGAAGGTCGCTACAGGAATGGAGTGAAGCAACTAGACACTGTGGACAGGGTTGTAAATCATCTGGATGGTCTTGGGCAACTGAACCCAGTATTTGTCGAGTGGCTAATGGGATACCCGATAGGGCACACCGACTTAAAGGGCTAGGGAATGCTGTTGTCCCACAAATACCTGAACTAATCGGCAGAGCAATATTAGAGGCCAATAATGGACTATAGCACTTTTTACAAACGCCTGGCATACGGCTACACCGTTGCAGAGGCTTTGCTGATTCCGAAGAGAATGCCGAGGTGGATGTATGCGGTTGAGCAGGAAGAAGGCTTGTCAATTATCGATGTAGTAAAGCGCGAGCGAGCGGCCGGTGTTAACAACGTCCAGATTGCTCACAGCTTTGAGGTCAACCCAGCGACTTTGTACTCTTGGATCAGAAAGTGGAGAAGGGCGGGGGTGCTGTGAAGGACCGATTAACAATCAATTCAGAGCCTAGCAAGACTGTCGCCTTTCAGCAATTGGAACAGCTATACGCCGAACACAAGTACGTGACAATCGAATACCGACTGGGCCAAGACCGTAGCTTAGATCAAAACGCGCTTCTCCATGTATGGGTAGGCGAAATGATCGAGTTTTACACACAGAAAATCCGCAAGTCATACGAAAAAAATGACTGGGAGGATCTCATGTCCGGCACTAAGCGAATGCTTAAAGCCAATTGTTACAACCAAAACCCAGATTACAGATGGCTAGTACACAAGATCAAAGATGCTCAAACAGGGAAAGAGAGGGTTGATTACAGAAGCTCTGCAAATTACCTGCAAGGCGAGATGTTTATGTTTTTAACGTGGCTTCAGATTAAGGCCAGTTTCGATGGCATTGTTTTGGAGTCAAAAGGCGAGTACGCCAAATTAGCGCGGGAGTCAAACGCATGAAGGCCAAATTACCCCATCACGGAATATTAGTTCACGGCTCGCCAACTGATAAGCAGAGGGAAATGATAGAGGCTTGGATACTTCACGGCTCGTCTCACAAAGCAGCGAAGGCAACGGGCTTGGATCAGGCAAATATTGGGCGGGCTAAGAATCTAGTTCAAAAGCGTGCTGAAAAATCTGGCTGGAGTCCCACCTTCTCGGCTGGCGATTATGTCCCCAGCACAGAGGAAGTCATAGGCCGGTCAATTCTTACCAAAGACGATGAAGGGAATAATGTTTGGCTGAAAACTAAAGCCAAAAAAGAAGAAGAGGCGAACGCATTTCAAGAATTTATCACTGGGCTTTGCGACAAGATTAAGCCAGTGAGCCGAACCCCTGTACCCAAGCTGAAATTCGACCCTGATTTAATGAGCGCGATCTTTATCGGTGATGCTCATATTGGAATGTATGCCTATGGTCCTGAAACTAAGCACTCAGACTTTGACACTGACAAAGCGGCTGCAGGACTCAGGGAGGCCATTGACGATTTGATTGACAGATCACCAAACGCTGAAACCGGCTTGCTGGTTGATGTAGGTGATTTTATGCACATGAACTCTAGCCTAAACACAACGCTCAAAGGTACTCGTTTGGATGTTGATACACGCTACTCAAGAGTATTGCGCGCTTCGGGTCAGGTGATGAACTACGCAGTCGGGCGAATGCTTAAAAAGTTTATCAAAGTGATAGTTGTTATCTCAAAAGGCAACCACAACGAAGATCCGGCGGTCGCTGTTCAAGAGATTTGCGCGGCGTATTACCACAAAGAGCCTCGGGTGACTGTCTTGGATACAGATGGTTATTTCCACTACATCGAGTGGGGCAAGTGGCTAATTGGCGTTAATCACGGCGATAAGATCAAGCCCGAGAAATTGGTCAATGTTATGTCACGCGATATGGCTCAAGCATGGGGCCGATCAACTCACAGAATGTGGGCAACGGGCCATTTCCATCATAAGCAAGTCTTGGAACTTGATGGCTGCACCGTTTACAAGTTTGGCGCATTACCACCACCTGATGCCTGGCACGCGGGCGCTGGATTTGGCGGCGATGGAAAGATGGAAATGATCACATTTAAGAAGCAGGGCGGCACTCATTCAAGTTTGATATTTGACGTGCCACGTCCAGTTGTCGAGCCAGATTTAAAAATAATCTAATCAATTAGCAGCATAGGAGAATCACATGGGACAGCATGAGGAATCGTTAAAAAAAGCTTATCAGGATGCCAGAGATCTCGGCTGTGCTAGAAGCAGCGCACTAGATGTTCAGGTGGGCGGCAGTCACTACAAGGACATGAAGATTCAGCCAGCTCAGTTTATTTTAGCCAACAACATTGGATGGGGTGAAGGTTGCGCCATTGGATATCTCAGCCGATGGAGACAAAAGGGCGGCATTGATGATTTGCGAAAGGCTAAGCATTCCATTGATTTGGTGATTGAAGAAGAGTTGGCCCGCAATGGCCAAAACTACAATGCCCAAGACTAGAACCCTCAACAAGCTGGCTGATGATCTAGCGGTAGCTGTACAGAAACATGTACGGCTCAAGGCTGCTGACTCTATGGGCTTCTGTGAGTGCGTTACCTGCAACAAGAAAAAGCACTGGAAGGAAATGCAAGGCGGGCATTTTATCGAGCGCGGCAAGGCTCACAAGACGCTTGAAGAGAACATCCACCCACAATGCCCCTACTGTAATCAATACGGCATGAAAAGGGCTTCTGTAGTTCTAACTTATCGCAGGTACATGGTTGATATGTACGGGGAGAAATTTGTGACGTATTTGGAAGAGTCGGCCAATGATGTTGTGAAGCGGTTTAGACCTGATTTAGTAAAAGAGATTAAGGATTTGCGGGCACGAAATCGAGAGCTGGAGGCAGGGCTATGAGCAATAAGGATCAGCGCGACAGCAACCGCTTGACGGCGAGAAAGTTGGGACTAATTGCGAATCCTCTTCAAAACAAGTGCCTTAATTGCGGGCTGGCCGAATCACATTATGTGTCGCCCTTTTGGGGCATAGAGGGTTTCTATAGCTGCAATCCAAAACCAAACACAGGGTGGCAAACTCATGATCTGTAAATACTGCCAACACGACCACGGCGAGCTCCACGAGTGCGATATTGATAACGTTAAGCAGATTTTTGATCAATTAGTCGAAGAAGCGGAAGACTATGTTGCGATAATTTGTAGCCTAAAAGGAGCGCCAAATGCAGTCGAAACCACACATTGATAAGCTGATAAACATCTTCCTTAATCACTTGGATTCGATCTCTCAGGATGCGGGATGGGAAGGTGAGTCCATGCTGAGTCGGCTGATTGAGTTTAAGGGCGATATCCCACAGTTCACGGGCGGCGATCAGTCCAATCTATCTATGATTATTGCCATTGAAAGGCTCGGTAATGAGCATCACGATTTGCGGATGATAAAGGACATTGTTTATTTCATGCTTGGGCACCCACGGCATAATCCCAACATTCTCAGCTTATTGTCTTGGAGATACCACACAGGTCAAAACGAGGCCACAGGACAGGCTTATACAGACCTAGAAAGGATGGGCGCGATTGGTTATTGGCCTATGTACAACGAAGCCACTGACAAGGCTGTAAGGCGGTTCAAGGACAGGGCTAGATCAGCGGTTAAATTTATTGACGATAGATTGATTATTAATGAAGCGGAGGCGGCGTGATGGAAATTTACTTGGCATACGGGGTTTTATTGGGCGCAGTGCTATTTATGGTCGGGCCGGCATTTGTTCACACTGGCAGCATGAGTTATTTTGATTCAGTAAAAGCTACAGCGGTTCTTATTTCTCTACTTGCTGCAGCCTTCGCTATTATTTTGGCTTTGTCGTGGGCGGTGAAAGTGATTTTCCAGTAAAATAATGCTTGATTTCTGACCGTAAATTCTGTATGGTTTATGTTGACGTGGGACTCCTCGGTTAGAGCCCAAGTAAGACTAAGACATTACCAATTAAAGAAACCAAAAACCTCGTTCTAGCAATGGATCGGGGTTTTTTTATGCCCATAGGAATCCCACTTTGTGAATATCCAAGAGATGGCACACCAAGCAGCCCAAGGCCCGCTAAAAGATACAATCATTAAAGCGAGCGGATTGGTTGGAGGTAGCACGTTTTTCTCTGGATTTCTTATTGAACCCGCATATTTAACCGCATGGGGCCAGTTTATGGGCGGATTAGCGGCACTAATTACGGCTGCTTACATGATTTATAAGGGCAAGGGCAAGTAATGGCCAGATTTGGCAAGTCAAGTCTAACCAGGCTCGAAACTTGTCACGAAGATTTGCAATTGCTATTCCTGCAAGTGGTAAGCACGTTTGATTGCTCGATTATCTGCGGTTATAGGGGCGAAGAAGATCAGAACGAAGCCTTTGACAAGAACCTATCCAAACTCAAATTCCCCGACTCAAAACATAATTCTTACCCATCAATGGCGATAGACGTTATTCCTTGGCCAGTAGATTGGCACGACTTAAAGCGCATGCACTACTTCGCCGGATACGTCAAAGCTACGGCTGAACAGCTCAAGAAGGACCAGTTAATCTCTCACGATATTAGATGGGGCGGTGATTGGGACTCAGACACCGAAGTAAACGATCAAACATTCATCGATTTGCCACACTTTGAACTGATATGAGCACTAAGCCAGCAGGCCCATTAAACGATGGTATCCACTATAAGAACAAAGGTGGAAAAGGCGGCATCTTACTCTCGGAAATTGCTTACCAGACTAAGGTTTACGGCCATAGTGTTAGTTTTGATCGCGATAGTATTCACTGCGATCTCTTTGTGGATGGGACGTTGTTGGTATACCCAAACACTGAATGGGATTACGGCACGTTCGCGATTGATACACCTGCAATGGTATATGCATCTTTAGAGCACGATGTTCTTTGTAAGCTGACTAATTACCGACTAATCCCTTGGAAGTATAGATTTATAGCTGACAAGGGCTTGTGGTCAACGCTTGGAAGTCAGGGCGCTAAGGTTTCAAGGCTATGGCGCACTCCTGCCGTGATGATCTATTCACAGTTTGTGGGCAGATGGAAAGACAAGAAAGCAATCACTTAACAGCGTTAGAGCTGGCGGATGGGTAAGCTGGAACAAATATGAGCGATAAATTCGAGACTATCAAAACCAGAGGTGGGCACATGACGCTCAACGTCACTAGGCTCAAAAATTATCAAGAAGACAAAGCCAACAAGAAGGCAGCTAAAGCCGTCTCTGATCGTGGGTCTAAGCTCGCATGGGGCAACAAATGACACCTAACTTCAAATACTTCCTATTAGCCCTAGCAGTCCTAATGGCTTCGGTCCTATTGACTGGCTGTGGATCTTCTCTAGCAATACTGGATGGAGCTACACACGCCAAGGGCAGCGTTCACATAGAGGGATTCTCCACAGATAGCGAGGCTGATATTGATCTGTGCAAGGTTCCCAAGGAATACACGGCAGATGAAGCAAAGAAGTTCTGCGACCCAGAATAAAAGAATCATACGAAGGATTTAACCAACACAATGACCAATAAGGTGATTTATGAGAAAGATATCGATAGGAAGCACAAGGCACACTGAAGTAGTTGTAAATGATGAGGCTGGAGCGGGAGGTGCATGTCATTCCTATTCAGTTCTTTCGGTTCCCCAGACAAGTGAATCACCTATAGCGGCGTTTGCTCAAATAGACTTCCAGAATGGTCCAGTTAAAGAAAGCGGGGTTAACGGTATCCATCAAGAGGACTTGCTTGTTGTGGTGCTGGACAGGCTCAAGAGCTTTCAGGCTGGCGAATATTCATGCAGAGAGAACGCTTTAGCTATCACCAAGATTGAAGAAGCAATGCACTGGCTTAACCACCGAACTCGTGACCGCATGGATCGAGGCGTTGAAGGCACAAGTAACACATAACGAATTAACAAGGCCCTAACCTGACACCTACCAAGGCGTATACGTTTAGCGATTTTGCATACATTTAACGAATTACATGTATAGACAACAACCTATGGCAACTGACATCTCAACAATACGCAACGCTCAGATAAGCGAAGAGAAGTCAGAAGAGTTCTTTGCTAAATTGGATGATCTTATAGCCCTACACATAGAGTCAGGCACAGACCTAAAGAATGTTATCGCCACGCTACATATAACACTCACAGCAATGACTCAGGCTTATGTTGACGCTGTATACGGGGATGAAGATGATTGATTACGTCATAGGCCAGAAGACAAGGCAGCAAGTAGGAAGAGAGCTGTTTTTCAAAGGTGACATAAGGACAATCACTATTAACTATGCTCCTTGGGCAGATGATAATGGAAACGTCACAGAAGTCACCTGGACAGTAGAGAGCGGGCAAGCAAGCATCACAGCCAATACGCTATCTGATAACACGGCTACTGTAACACTAAGTACCACAGAGTCAGGCAATTCAATGATCAAGGCTATTGCTACAGATGGCACCAATCAAACAGCTTTCTACATTAGGGTAAGAGCTAAAGACCCTAGAGCTATCACTGAAGACTATGGAATGCGTATAGATGGATAAGACAATGAAATACACCACAATCGTAAGCATGAGCCCATACAAGGGTAAGCCAGTAAAGAAGTAGTTATCGCTCAATAGGGTAATAACAATGGATAGCCCAACAATACAAGCACTCAAAGACCTAAGACAGCACGGCAGGAAGCATCAAGCTACCTTTGAGAACTACCTAATAGTCAATCAATCCTTCTATGATCTATTACAGTCTGAGGGTTACGACATGACTGGCTACAGAGTTAATAAACCCCTAATACAATCAAACAGTTAATATTTACACAAAAGAACTACATATTGGTCATATTCACCACTAATTATGGTTAGAATGGCTAAATATCCCGCCTCACAAGGAAACACAGCATGAATTCACTAGGATTAGCCGTAAAAGCGGTCAATCATGCCAATCACTCACCTGATTACACGATGCTCGTTAAGGCCAAGGCCAGTAGAATCAAGGCTTTCATGGATGAGGCTAACGAGAAGACGATCCTAATGATTGCTCACGATGCTAAGGGCCGTAACGACACGATCACCCTGGATGCGCTAGTTCTCATGGATATGATCGAGCCAGCAGACACAGAAGCTCCTACAGACCACTAAACATCATCCCCCAAACTTGAAGGGATGCGATATTCACGGGTTTATATCAAGCTCAATATCACTGGCGAGATACGCTAAACAGCCCTAAATCACCCTCTATTTCACCCTTTTACAGCTAAGTCATTGATTTCACTAGATTCACTAATTCCAGTAATGACTATTACCGGAAATAGCGATCTTATTCTTACTTGTGTGACCTGAAAGCAGGCTGGCAAGCGATGGCGAAAAACCTCCCAGGGTAAAACGGCATAAAGCGTTTTCTGGCAAGAGGGGGGGGGTAGCACCCTGTGAGCGGGAGCTAGGGGGTCGGCGTGTATTTGTCAGATACCTCACCCACATAAATTTATATTTTTTTTTGGAAATCCCATGAAGTGGAAAGGGCCAGAAGGAACCAATGGTGCACCTGAAGGCAATCAGAACCAAAGCGCACAGAGACCTTGGAAGGCTGCTATCAATCGAGCCTTATCTAAGAAGGGTTCTTGTGAGAGATCAGAAGAGTTGTATCTCATAGCCCGAGAGGTTGTTGAGTGTGCCCAAGACAGGACAGACCCTAATTTTGCAATGGCAGTCAAAGAGGTTGGATTAAGACTAGATGGCAAACCAACTGAACATATCGCTCTTACGGACGATACTGCCCAAAAACTTGTCGGAATATCCGCCGCTTTTGCTTCGCTTGTCGGAGCTGCCACAGGCGGAACGATTATCGACGGAGAGATTATTATGCCGAGTCGATCTTTACTTCCTGCTGAGGTATGCCCTGAGACGGGAGGACATGGAGAGGGATTGGATCTTCGAGAGATGTCGGGAAGTACAAGAGAATCCTAACGGCCATATAGATATCTGGTCTCGTGAACATTACAAATCAACAATCATCACCTTTGGTAAGAATATTCAGGACATTCTCGCTAGTCATGGAGAAGACCCTTTACCTGAGTGGAAGGGTCGTGAAGTCACTATCGGTATTTTCTCATTTAACCGACCTGCTGCGAAAAAATTTTTAAGACAGATAAAAGTAGAGTTTGAAGATAACGAAAATTTAAAATTATTATTTCCAGATATCCTTTATCAACATCCTAAGAAGGAATCTGGCAAGTGGTCAGAAGACGATGGGTTAATCGTTAAGCGAAAATCTAACCCTAGAGAAGCAACTGTTGAAGCCTCTGGATTAGTCGATGGCCAGCCTACGGGCATGCACTACCTGATTCGGTCTTATGACGACGTAGTGACCCTAGAAAGTGCTCGCTCTATTGAAATGATTAAAAAGACCACTCAAGCATGGGGATTAAGTCTCTCCTTGGGTACTGAGGGCGGTTCAGCTCGCTATGCTGGGACGTTCTACGCTGACGGCGATACTTATGCGGACATTATTGAAAGGGGCGCAGCGGTCCCTAGAATCCACGCAGCAACGATAGATGGAACCTCATCCGGTACGCCTGTTTTATTTTCTAAAGAATATTTGGATGAAAAGAAGTTCGCGGGTATTTATGACTTTTCTTGTCAATACCTTTGTGACCCTATTCCTGACGAAAATGCTTATTTCACTGCTGATGATTTCCAGTGGTATGACGAGCCTCCCGAGCATTTAAGAAAGTACGGTGCTGGAGATTGCGCGTTAAGCGATGGTAAGGGTGATTTCACTGAATTAGCCATCGCTGGAATAGACCCCAATGATGATATTTATCTCTTGGACTGGTGGGCCGGTCAGAAACCAATGGATGTGTGGATAGACGCACAATTAGACCTAGCCCAAAAACACGGACCCGTTAAATGGGGAGCTGAGGGCGGAATGATTCGCCGAGCTTCCGAACCTTATTTGAATAAAAGAATGCGTGAAAGAAGAGTCTACTTCGTTATGGAGTGGTTCCCCGCAATCGCAGATAAAGCAACAAATCTAAGATCATTCCAAGCCCGAGCTAAACAGGGAAAAGTCTACCTACCCAAAAACACACCCTGGGCTGACGATCTTGTTTCCCAGCTATGTCGATTCCCCAAAGGAAAGTATGACGATAAGGCTGACGTGTGTGGATTGTTTGGAAGAATGATCGACGGAATGCACGGCGCAATAGTACCAGGCGCCCCCAAATTAAAATTAGTCGCTGACGCTTACGGTTTCAATGAAGAACCGGAAGAAGATTGGAAACTGGCATAGAGGTTTTGAATGGCAACTCCTAAAGAACAAGTAGAACAGTTCTTAAAAGACACAGACCTTGCAAGAAGGTTGTCTCAAAAGTGTCGGGATTACTACGACTCGAAACAGTGGACAGAAGAAGAGGCTCAGAAATTAGAATCCAGAAGACAGGCTGCGATTGTTGTTAATAGAATTCGCCCCAAGGTCGAGGGTCTTGTGGGTCTTTATGACTTACGAAAATCAGATCCTAAAGCCTATCCTCGTACTACAAAGCACGAAAAGGCCTCTCATGTAATCACGGACGCTTTACGCTTTGTCTGTGATAACAATTCTTTTGAAATGACTCGTTTAGATGTTGCTGAAGAATTCTTTATTGAAGGATACGCCGGAGTTTTTACAGGCGTTAAGCAAACCCCTCGTGGTATTGAAATTCTAATTAACCATATCCCTTGGGACCGAATCTATTTCGACCCACATTCACGCAAGAAAGATTTTAAAGATGCTCGATTCATGGGTATGTGGTTGTGGATGGATGAAGATCAAGCAATGGACACCTTTAACCTGTCCAAGGCAAAGGTTGACTCAATTATTGACGCCCCTACCGATGGCGAAGAAACAAACGCCGATCGTCCTCGATGGTATGACAACCAAGGCCGAAGACGTTTAAGAATTGCAATGCACTTCAGCATCAAGAAAGGCAAGTGGAGGCTAACCGTCTTCTCTGGCGATACGATAATTAAAAAAGAACAGGATTCCCCGTTTTTAGATGAAGACGGGCTCCCTATGAATCCAATTGAGTTGGTTTCGGCAAATATCGACCGTGATAATAATCGCTATGGTGAAGTAGCTGGCTTTATCTCTCAACAAGATGAAATAAATCACCGAAGAAGCAAATTCTTACACTTCAACTCAACTCGGCAGACCTTTGGCAATTCAACTGCTGTCACTGATGTTGATGCGGTTAAAAAAGAGCTTAAAAAGCCTGACGGACATATCCAATTAGAAGCCGGCGCAAAACTTGGCGAAGACTTTGGCATTTTACCTAATAACGATTTAAGTCAAGCTCAGTTCAATCTCTACCTAGACGCCAAGAGCGAGCTAGATTCCACGTCATTCAATTCAGGTTTAGCGGGCGACAGCAAGCAAGCCGAATTATCAGGCAAGGCTATTGGAAAACTCCAAGAATCGGGAACAATTGAACTAAATCGACAGTATTCATTATTGAAAGGCTGGGAAAAGAGAGTTTACGAGCAAGTCTGGTTCCGAGTTAAGCAATTTTGGAACGAAGAGAAGTGGATTCGGGTCACTGATGACCAAGATGACCTTCGATGGGTCGGATTAAACGCCGAAGTAACCGCCCAGACCTTGCTAATGGAAAACATTCAAGACGATTCCCTCCCATTACAGGCTAGACAGCAATCAGAACAGATTTTGCAGCTCCTAATGGAGACTGAAAACCCCCGTTTAAACGAAATTGTCGAAACTCGCAATCCAACTACGGAATTGGATGTGGACATTATTATTGACCAATCGTTAGACGTAATAAATATCCAGCAAGAGCAATTCGAGCTAATTGCAACCTTCGCACAGAAGGGAGATATCGATGTAATTGAATTAATCGAGCTTTCCCAGCTACGCGGTAAGGACGATCTAATTAAGAAACTCGAAAAGCGCAGAGCGGAACAAGCCCAAGCCCAACAAGCCACTCAACAAGAGCAAATGGAAGTTGTTAAGGCTGAGACGGGCGCAAAAATTGAGAAGACTCAGGCGCAGACTCGTGAACTCGATTCGAAGGCCCTGAAAAACCAAATCGCATCAATCACGCAACAATTAGAGAATCAGGCAATCCAGGCAAACCCTGACCCTAATCCTCAAATTAGCGTGTAGTTTTACTCGTCGCCGGAGCAACGGGCGTTAACGTGGTCGCCGCACATAATCGGGTGTTAGGAAGAAAAAGATGGCTAATGAAGATACTGATGTTTTTGACGAAGTTGAGGAAGAAACCGAACAGGAAGAAACCGAAACCGAGACTGATGTAAACGAGGAAACTAAAACCAAAGTGGTGGAAGAAGAATCGACCGAGGACGCATCAACCTCTAAAGACGAAAGTGAAGATAAAGCCGGACTCATAAAGGCACTTCAAGCAGAAAGAACGAAACGACAGGCTGCGGAAGCAAAGGTTAAGCAGCAGGAAACGAAACCAGAAGTGGTTCCCGACCCTGTAACTGATCCCGATGGATATAACAAATATGTTATGGGGAAAAGTGACGCCAATAGCCTAAAAACCAAAATTGAACTTACCCAAGAAATCATGCGCGATTCCCATGAAGACTATGACGAAGCTGAAAAAACCTTCATTAGTCTAATCGCAGATGAAAACGGAAGTATCACCGATCAAAAGCTGGTGGACCAGTTCAATGCCTCTCCCAATCCTGCAAAATTCGCTTACAACCACGTTAAGGAGCACCAAAAAGTTCTTGAAAGAACCTCTGATGATTACGAAAGCAAAATCAGAGCTCAAGAAAGGACAAAGCTAATTAACGAGATGAAAGATAGCGGACTTTCTGCAACTGACCTGCCTGACTTTACTAATGCAACGGCGTCAGGATCTAACACCGAGTCTGAAGAAAAAGAAGCGGGAGATGTGATTGATGCCTTCGATTAAATAACGAGGCAATACAATGACTGCGAGTACAATAAGTGCGGGTAATAAGACTACCCAGTTTCAAAAAGAAGTTCGCCGCGAGTACGTTCGTGACGGTATCTACGGTGATGCAATTGGCAACGATGTCAATTCAATCATCCAAACTAACAAGAACCTGAAAAAGATATCCATTCCCCTGGTCGGCAAGGTCGGCGGTGCGGGTGTTACTGGTTCCACAGCTCTAGGCGGAAGCGAGCAAGCCCTTTCTAACTACGCCCAAACAATGCAGCCCACCTATCACCGACAGGGTGTATTGGTTGACAACGAAGAAAATGAATTGGCTGAATTTGATCTGTTTCAAGAAGCTCGCCCGGGTCTTATGGATTGGGCGATGGAGCTTAAACGCGATCAGATAACTCAGGCTTTGGGCGCAATCGAAGCTGGCGGAACTTACGCTAATTATGGTGGTGTAGGTGGTGCTTATGGCGCGGCTGCTGCAACTGCTGCTCAAATGGATACCTGGAATACTAACAACGCTGACCGGCTTATGTACGGCGCTTTGATTAGTAACTATTCCGGCGGTAACCATACCGCTTCTTTGGCAACAATCGATAATACTGCGGATAAAATGTCTGCGGCACTTATCACGCTTGCCAAGCGCAGAGCTAACAACTGTCGCCCTAAGATTCGCCCGGTTAAGTTGGGCCGTAGTAAATCAGCCGTGTACTGTATGTACATTGGCAGTTTTGGTTTCCGCGATCTTAAAAACGACACGGTAATGGCGCAAGCTAACCGAGAAGCGCGACCGCGTGATGTAAAAGATAACCCTATCTTTGCAGATGGCGATCTTTATTACGATGGCGTGATCATCAAAGAAGTTGTCGATATGGATGTGTTTATCGACGCAGGTGACACCGATAGCGCATACAACGGTGTCTGGGGTGCTAACGCCACAGGTGACAGTCTGTTGGATGGCGGTAACGGCGGTACTCGTGTTGGTGTTGCGTTCTTGTGTGGCGCTCAAGCAGTAGGGTTTGTAATGGGCCGTAATGCTGAGTTCAAGCGCAAGAAAGAAGACGATTACGATCATCTGAATGGTGTTGCTATCTCAATGAAGCACGACATCAAGAAGACGTTTTACAACAACAAGCAGCATGGCATGGTTACAGTTTTCCATTCCGCACTAGCTGATGCGTAAATAAATTAGGGGGCTTCGGTCCCCTTTTCTTTTGGAGCAATAAATGAAATTTAGATACATTTCTTTTGGCGATGAGCCACCTAAATCAATTAACTTTATGGGTGCTGTTGAGTTCGAGCTTGATGGCGAGCCTGTTGAAATTACGGACAGTAAAATAATCAATAAACTCAGGGGCAATATGTGCTTTGAGGAAGTTAAGCCAGTACCTAAAACACAAGCAAAAAAGTAATTAACTAGGATTAATAATGGCAACTCTTGCAGAACTTAGAGATACAGCAGCGGGATTCCTTGGCCGGAGAACACCTGGGCAGGCTATTTCTAATGCCCTAGTGCTTGAGCTAAACAAAAGCTATGACCGAACCTATGCTCGACTAAAGGCAAAACGATTAAACACATGGGGCAAAGCTGATAACTCAGTAATCCCCGACGAAGTAGCCGATCAGGTTGCCTCAATGATGGCCTTTTCAGCCACTAGCGTCTATGGCGTTTCTCCTGATCGAATGAATCGCATTAGAGAGAAGAACGCTACGGCGATTTCTGAAATTATGGACGCGGTTAATCCCAAATACGACTCACTAGACCACGCCGAGGACTTTTAATGGCCTATATTCCTATAGCCTTAGCGGGCGGGACTCATAGACATACAGATTTAAGTCTAACCGCGCAAAGGACGATTAATTTCTTCCCGCAGCATCAAGAATCTGGAAGCGAGAAATCACCTTTTGTTCTCGAATCATTCTATGGATTGAAGTCTTTTGCCTCTGGCACCGGTTTGGATCGTGGAATGTTTGAGCACGACAACATTCTTTACAAATTGAGCGGGACGGTTCTTTCCTCCGTTGACTCGAGTGGAACACACACCGCGCTAGGTTCTGTCCCGGGCGACTCGATAGCGGTATTTGCTGGGTTAGGATCAAGCGTTGTTTTGACTGCTGATGGGGTGCCTTATGAGTGGGACGGCTCCACTTTAACGGCCGGCACTGATCCAGACTTCGAGAATCCAAAGACAGTAACCGTGATTAACAATCAAGCCATTTACGATGGCGGCGGTACTAACGGGCGCTTTGCAATATCAGATGTTGGCTTGCCTCTTAATATTAACGCCTTGAATTATGGTACCGCTGAATCTAAATCAGACTTTTTGATCAGACCCTACGCAATGGGTACGACTGTCTTTATGTTTGGCAGCAAAACAATTGAACAATGGTGGAACAACGGTACTGGTAACCCACCTTTACAACGAATCGAGGGCGGCACAATAGAAGTTGGTTTAGGCGCTAGAAACTCAATAGCTAACGACGATGAATTTATATATTTCTTGGCTGACGATAATCAGCTTTATTACCTAAACGGTACGGTCCCAACTCCCTTACTACCTTTAACAATTGTTCGAGAGATTCGTAAATTTACGATTAAGTCCGATGCTATTGGCTGGACTATGCAAATCGACGGGCAATGGTTCTATGTTCTCAAGTTCCCCTCTGCTGATAGGACATTTATCTATCCCAAGGGTATTAGGCGAGACGTCAGGGGCGAGGCTTTCGAGCTTTCCTCTGGCGTCTCTGGTGGTAGGTATTTAGGCAACAGTTACGCCTTTGCATACGGCAAACACTTAGTAGCTGATGAGATTGGCAACATCCTAGAGCTTGATGAAGACACCTACACCGAAAACGGCTCAGTAATACGCCGCTCAAGGACGTTTGCACCTGTTCACGGCGGTTTGTTTGGCAGACCTGGCAAAGAGGTCGAAGTATCCTTTTTACGCCTCATAGGGGCCACAGGAAAGGGGTCGTCTGCTAGTACAAGCATTGATCCTAAAGTGATTCTTCAATACTCCCAGGATGGTGAAAACTTTAGCACTGAGATTCAAGGCAGTGTTGGAAAGCTGGGAGTCAAAACAACTGTCGAGTTTGAAATAGGCCAATCTTTCGAGACTTGGGTTTTCAGAATAATCTCAACAGACCCCAATTATTCAAATTGGCATTCGGCAGCAATTGAGGCGCAGATAGGAATATGAAGAATCCCGCACCGAGGAAAATACCAACTCAATTAACTAGAGACCCTGAGCAAAAATCCTTTTTTGTTATGCAGGCCGAAACTATCCGGCTGCAGGGCGAGGCAATTGAAACCAACGCAGAACTAGCAAAGCGTTATACGTTTATGGTGGCTTAATGTTTCAAGAAAAGCAGTTAGCGCAGCACAGGGAGAACTCCACAAGTGCTGTCAGTATTTACTCTCCGGCCAATTCAGAAACTGCGGTCATTAAAAGCATTACTTTATGTAACACAACCGGAAGTGCTGCTACTTGTCGAGTATTTATGGACAACGATGGCACCACTTACGACGAAACCACTGCTAGGTATTACGATAAATCGGTTCCTGCGAACGATTCAATTGAGCTAAGTGTTTTTTGGGTGCTTAACAACCCGACTGGAAACATTGCTTTTCAAAACGGCACGGCTAACGCAATCACAATCACAGTAGATGGCGCTGTAATTAAAGGTTAAAAAATATGGGAACTAAAACCTCTCCGAGTATTAGCAGCATCACAGTTACAGGCAGTCGCGGCGGTGGTAATAACATAGCTGCGGGCGTAGCGGGGCAACTCTCTGGCGGATCATCTTTTGGCAATTCTTTTGATAGCGAATCCGGATACAACCCTAACAATCTAGGAGCATCTTCTGACGACTCGCCGCCTAAATCCGCGGAAGAAGTGGAAGCCCTTATTGCTGATATTGAGTCCGAAAAGTGGTCAGCGTCTAAAAAGGCGCAAAGAATTGCTGCAATAGTATCTAGCGAAGCAGCTAAAAACGGCTTATCCGCAGAGCAAAGAATCGCAGCCCTTGAAGCGGTTTGGAAGTCTTACGGGATAGATTTAAACCTTGATCCTGATTCTCTTGTGGCCAAGCAACAAGGCGAACAATACGGCGTAAGGTTGGATGCAAATGGTTTGATTGATGTGGCGGGCGCGGTTGACCCTGCTCCGTCAAGCACAAGTGGCCAAGGCTCTACTATAGGAAAAATCATAGCGGCGATTGGTACTGTCGCCGGTATAGCTGGCATCAATTCATCTGATGGCGGGTCAGGTGCGACCAACACAACCGCGGGAGTCGGCAGAGGGGGGAATCCCGAAAGCACAACATATATAGATCCAGTAACTGGCCTTCCTACACCCGTAAACCCAAATGACAACGCCACAGCCACGCAACCCCAAACACCGACGGAAATCCTTTCTGATATAACCGTAGACGGCTCAAGCAATGCCAATACTCCTGTGCGAGCTTCGCAGGCCACAACCACACAAAACGATGTCAATACTCCTGTACAAGTTCCGCCCAACACAACCACGGACGCTGGCACAAATACAGGCAGCGCCACAACCATAGGCAATGCCACAACCATAAGCGATGGCACTCCCGGCGGGAATGTAGACCCTAACGCAGCCAGAAATGCAGAAGTATTAGCCGAAGTGGATGGCATTATTGGCAATGGAGATTTGACCGATCAGCAAAGAATAGACCAAATAAACCAAGTTGCCGAATCTAAAGGCATTGACATGGGCTCGCTGATTACCATAGCTGGCGCTTCAATACTGGGCGCTGGGCTTGTCAATATTTTCTCATCTAGCGGATCTGGAAGCGGATCAGGCTCTGAAACAGGTAACGGCGCAGGATCACAAAACACGGGAGGTAACACAACTAATACGGGCGGTGATGGATCGCCAAGCACCACAGAAACAGTTATTGGAACCATTGGCAGTCTATTAGGCGCTTGGCTAGGTTATAGAGCCGCCGGTGATGCTGCTGACGCTCAAACCAATGCAGCCAATAGAGCTTTAGACATATTTGAAGCAAACGCAATTACTGCAACGGGCAGAATTAACGAAACAACCAACACAGCATTATCCACAGTTACCACAGGAGCCACAGACGCTAGAAAGAATATCACCGACTCTTCTACTTCCGCTAGAGACACGCTGGTCCAAGGCGGAACGATGGCAAGGGGTGACATTACCACCGCGCGCAATAATTCTACTGCAACATTACTGGCTGCTTTTGGCCTTCAAAAACAAGAAATTAACAGCACAGCTTTAGCTTCTAGCGCATTAATCAGCGCAGCACGAGAAGCCTCTGCCTCTGCAATTATGGCAGGATATAGTGATGGCATTTCAGGCATTGAATCTGCCCGAGACTTGTCTAACCAAATAATCCAAGAATCTACCGACAGCGCAGAAGAAAAGATTGATGTAGCGCGTGCCGGTGCGATAGCTGCCCAAGATCGAGGCGTTGAAGCAATTAGAAGTGACTTTCAGCCTTATTTAGACGCTGGCAAGGTCACAGTTGAGGGGCTTGAAAAGTTAATCAACGACCCCGAGACTCAGCGTGATTTTATCCTTAACAATCCATTCTTTGATGAATTTGCCAATCAAGCAGAGCGAAGGCTTTTAGCTAACCAGGCAGCAAAAGGAAGAGTGGCAGCGGGCGAGACTTCGAAGGAATTAAGAAACCAGCTTTTAGAATATGGAAATCAACTTTTAAACACTGCTATCTCTCAAAGACAAGTCTTAGTTAATACTGGCATGAATGCGGCGGCCAGTGTTGGCAATGCTGAATTAGTCAGGGCTAACGCCGTGTCTGGAATTGAGCAGGCAGCGGGACAAAGCCTCTCACAGTTGGTTCAAACTGCCGGAATTAACAAGGCTAATATTGCAACCAATGCGGGAAGAGATATTTCAGAACTTAGTGTTGGAAGGGGTAAAGACCTTGCCACTATCGAAACCCAGTCAGCAAGGGACTTGGCGCAGATTGAAACAGATCGCGGAACCAACATAACCAACCTCACTGGAACCAACGCAACACAGACAGCGAATATCGAAAACACGGCAGGCGCTAATCTCGCCACAATAGCCACAAGCTCTGCTGACAAGATAGCCAATTCATTCACTGGAGAGGGCGTTAATCTTGCCAACATCAACACAGGAGAGGCGAGCGCAAACGCAGAGCTAGAAGCCAATCGAGGCATTAACGAAGCCAACATCTTAACGGGCAATGCTGCAAATACTGCTGATGTGACTCTTGGCTCGGGTAACGCCGAAGCTGCTGGAATCATAGGTCAAAGCAATCAGTTAAAGAACGGGCTTCTTGACCTAACAACCATAGCGTTAAACCGATAATTCTGGAGATAATTAAATGCCCTTAAACCCTAGCATCCCTTTAGCGGGGAATAATTTAAGTTTCTCCCAACCTTTGATTCAATTGGGTGAGAAGCGCAGACGCGACAAGATAGATGAAAGCAATCTAGCTACTGCTTCGCAACAAAGAGAAATTGGCGCGCAGAATATAGCCTTGAACAAATCAACCATCGAGCAAGGGCAAAGGAACCTAGACCAAGGCAAGAAAGAGCTTGAGGTTCGAGACATGGAGCGAATCATTCTTGAAGTTGGCGCAATGAGCAACCTTGTCAATCAAGGCAACTCAGAAGAAGCGGCAAAACTGGGCATGGGCGTAAGAGAAAAGCTCATAGCCTCGGGCCAGGACGTTACCCGATGGGATGGCGTCTTGATGGGCATTAAAGACAACCCACAAGCGGCGGCACAGTACATTAATCAAATGGCTGAAGGCCTCAAGCCTGCTCTTGCCTCTTTACGCGCTGGCGCTGGTCAGAGAATGGCCGCTCCTGAGCCTCTTGTCATAAAGGAGGGTGATATTGTTTTAGATCCTCAGACCATGCAAACCATTGCGTCAAATAAAGAAGCACCAGTAGCTGCTCCAGTAGCCCCACAGACATTATTAGAAGGACTTGACTCAACAACATCGGCTAGGGCAAGCGCAGCGTTTCAGGCGGCTGGTGGCGGCTCTACTGGTCTAGCTGCACTGAATTCAGAAGTTGAACGTGGTGCAGAAATCCAGAAGCGTACAGAGGTTCCTAATCTTCTTAAATCGAGCTTTCCGCAAGCTAGTGAGGCAGAAATGTCTCAGATTCGGGCTGCTGTTGATGCTGCCGGTTCTGTTGAGGAAGGAATGAACGAGGCGGGGAAAATACGCGAAGGCCAGCGCACAATGAAGAAAGCGCAGGCGTTCCAAGTGAGGGCAATAGCCTTACTCGACAATATCCTATCCTCAGACCAAATTAATGACGTAACAGGAGGCATCGAAGGCGGTTTTGTGGGCAATATTTATAGCTCCATATTTTCTCAGGCCCAGACTGATTTGTTGGCAGATATTGAGGAAGTGGGAAGCATTTTAACAACCGATAACCTTGACTTAATGACGGGCGTATTGAGTGAAACAGACATACAGTTAATTAAAGATTTGTCTGCCGGTGGACTGAACAGAAAGCGCGGAGAAGAAAGGTTTAAGAGTGATGTGCAAGAAATGAGAGACAGGCTTGCTTCACAGATTGCTCTAACAGCAGAGGACAAAGCACAGGCGCCGGAGATAAGCACAGAAGCCCAATATGACGCGCTCCCATCTGGCGCTTCATTCATTCAAAACGGTCAATCAAGGAAGAAGCCATAATGCCCCAACTTTTCGGTGTTGCAGATGATCAGGACGGTCTTTTTGGTGTTCCAGATGAAACCCCAGCGGGTGGAATCATTAGCGGTGTAGTCGAGCCAATACGAGCAATGGGAAGCGGAATTAGTCGAGCCATTGGTGGCGGTCTATCTGGTATCGCAGCAGCAGCTATTCCAGGCGGGAAAACTGGCGCCGAAATGGTCGAATCTGTCCAATCTGGCGCATTCACTCCCCAAACAGAAACAGGTCAGCGCAACCTTCAATACATAGGTGATTTGGCTGAATATGGAATAGACCTTGCTCGCTTTCCCATATCGGGTATTGGCGGTCTTATCGAATTGCTATCGGGACAAGGAACACAGCAAGCGGCTAACACTGTTAGCTCGGTTCAAGAAGAAGGCGTTGGGGTAACAGCGGGTGAGCGCGTATTTGAGGAAACTGGAAGCCCTCTAGCGGCAACTATCGCCCAAGTAGCACCAGAAGGTATTGCTGAATTAGCAGCTCTTAAAGGCAGCGGTACAGCCTTGAAAGGTGCGTCAAGATCAGCAACAAACATGGTCGAGGCTGGAAGGGATATTTTCCCAATCCAAACACCTGCAAGGCGAGAGATTGCCGGAATGCTTGAAAGCGGGTCGACTGACAGAAAGACAGCGGGATTCAGACTAGAGCCGCCTAAAAAGCCCCTTTTGATTGAAGGCGAAACCCTAGTTGACGACTTGCCCTCGACCGATGGCCTACCCGCAACAGTCGCAAGACCAAAGGCAATCCCTGACCCGCTACAAAAGGAGGCCGTAAGACAGGGCTTTGACTCTGGAATAATTGCGCCTATTAGAGAAGGTACGCCAGAGACTAGAAGGCGTATGTTGAAGCAATTAAACATCATGCAACGGGGAAAAGAAAATCTAAGAGAAGAGTCTAGGTATAGGGCATCCGATGTGTCCGGTGATTCTGTGCTAGAGCGTTTGAGTTTAGTGCGCGAAAAGAACCTAGAGGCAGGGAAGCAGATAGAGGCGGCGGCGGGAGAGTTAAAGGGCAGTCAGGTAGATGCTACTCAAGCCATAGATAACTTTAGAGGCTCGCTTAACTCTCTAGGGATTGACTTAAATCCAGACGGAACACCCAACTTCCAAAAGTCAGATATTGAAAAACTCCCAGAGCTTGAGGGGATATTTACAAGATTAATTGACCGAATAGACGGTGCTGGCCCTATGGATGCTTACGAACTCCACAGGCTCAAGATGTACATTGATCAAAATGTCACTTGGGGCAAAGGGGCTACGGGATTGTCGGGAAAAGTAGAGCGAACCTTGAAGGAGTTGAGGGTAAACATAGACGCAACCTTAGATAATAAATTCCCTGAATATGACCGAGTAAACACCCAATATTCTGAAACCGTAAGCATTATGAATGATCTCCAGTCTGCCGTAGGAACAAAGATAGACCTAGAAGAGAGAATGGCAAACGCTGCGGTTGGAACGGCTATGAGAGGGACCTTATCAAACATAAAATCACGACAATCTCTGTTCAACGCCTTGGAGGATTTAGACACTATAGCAACCAAGTATGGCGGGAATTATACAGACGATGTGATTGACCAAGTATTATTTGCCGACCAACTAGACGAAGTTTTTGGAACTAGCGCCAGAACGGGACTAGCAGCACAAACCGCAAGACAGGTTCCCACATCACAATCGGGCTTGATCGGAAGAGTAGCCGAATCTGTTGTGGGCGGTGTGGCCGACAAGGTAAGAAACGTAAATCAAGACGCGGGATTCAAAGCAATGCGCGACCTATTAAACAGTTTTGAGGATTAATTAAATGGCATGGTCCCCGATCAGTCTAGCTCCACTTCAGTACCAAAACCCTGACAACAATGCGCCTTATTCGGGTGCGGTGTTAAAGGCGTATGCGAAAGGCACCACTGATAATATCGTTATGGCTTCGAGCGCGTCAGGAGCCACGACATTTAGCAGTATTGAGCTTAATTCGGCGGGCTATCCAGAGCATTTGGGTGCGCCGGTGATACCTCATATCGACAGGTCTTATAAGCTGGCTATATATGCCAACCAAGCTGCTGCCGATGCTGACACGCCCGCTCTATGGTCAATCGATGATTTGTTTCCGCTAACAACAACGGGATCTTTTACTGTTGAGGATGCGGTGAGCGATGCTGTCACTAACGTCATTACAGCCACACACGAGACCACAGGAACGCCGGTCGATGGAATGGGAACTGGTATAGCCCTCGTCACTGAAACGGCTGACAACAACCTAGAGACGGGCTTGGTAATAGAGTCAGTTTCTACCGATGTTACTGACGGCTCAGAAAATTTTGATCTTGTTGTGAAAGCAATGGCTGATGGTGTTCTTGCCGAGGTTTTCAGAATAACTTCGGGCGGCGTAGTAACGTCAAGCGGTACTACTTTTGGTAATGCTTTTACGGCAGCAACATTGGCTCAGTTTGCATCAACCACAGCAACTCAATTAAGAACTCTTATTGCACAAACAACAGGCACAGGCTCACTTGTGTTTGGCACAGCGCCAACAATTACTCTTGCGAACGCCACCTTACTACCTTTGGCTACAGGCGTGACAGGAAACCTACCAGTTGCAAATCTTAATTCTGGAACAGCGGCATCTGCTGCTACATTCTGGCGGGGTGATGGTAGCTGGGCTAGTGTGCAGCAAAGTCCAGGAAACCACGAGATTGTAGTCACTACAGGCAGCGGCCACGGCTCTACTAATACAAAAATCAGACGCTTTACAACAACGCAATCTAGCGTGGGAACAGCAATTACTTATGCCGACAGCTCTGCAAATGGTGGCTCTTTTACTATTAATGAGGCTGGGATTTATGCCATAACCTTCACGGATGGAAAGTCTGCAACCGCGGCCCAGTTCGGTATATCGGTAAATTCATCACAGCTTACTACAAGCATTGTTTCAATAACGGCCACCGACAGGCTTGGAAGCACCAACAACGGGGCGGGTAATCTGCACATGTCAATGACTATCTTGGCCAGCCTTTCCTCCAGTGATGTGATTAGGGCTCATACAGACGGAAACCCAGATCTTACATCGGCGGCTGGGACGGTTTTTAGAATACGAAAAATAGGAGCTGTATGACGCTAGTTTTTACTCTAGCAAACACGCTGCAAAACAAACTAATTACAACCACCTTTCAAGGAATACAAAATGACACTTTTAGCAAGAGATGAGTTCGGATTGGGAATACAAGTGGCGCGACCAGGTGCCTCACAACGCTTGGCTATTACAGGCACAGTGGCAACGTCTAGCGCAGTATCTCAGACTGTGTGTAGATTATCTTCTAACGTTGATTGCTATTATAGCCTGACAGGCACAGCCACAAACGCATCAACCTTTCTACCGGCTTTTGCTATTGATAATGCAAAGACCGTTAACGGTGAAACCTTCTCAGTCATTTCAGACGGCGGCACAGGCTTTATAAACATTACTGACATGGGATAGTAAAATGTTTACATTTAATAAACTATCGCTGGGCGTTTCAAGCAAGAGGCGAAATCCATTAATTAGGCTGCGTAACTTCCTAGGCTTTGATCCTGTTCTCAACAGCTACGGAGAACTTGCCACAGCTTGGACGCCTACAGGTAACTTTGAAGCAGGGCTAAATTTCTCAACAACCAGCAGCGCAGCGCAAACTTTATTTGGTGGAGAATTAGCAGGGACAGACGAAATAAGGCTAGAGATTAATACCTCTGGCTTTGTTGTTGCTTCAGCCTATGTTGGTACTGCCCTGCAAACAGCGATAACTAGCACTGTAGCACTGGATGATGGAAAGTTTCACAGCGCCAAAATAGTCTATACAGGCACAACAGCAGAGTTATTTGTTAATGACGTTTCAATTGGAACTCAAACATGGGCCTTGAATGGCAATCAGACAATTAAATATGTTGGTCGTTTATCAACTGGGGCGTACTTTAAAGGTGTGCCAGCCAATCCTGTTTTAACTGATGTAACCACCCCTGCAAACAGCCAAGCATATGATTTAGACCAAGCAACAGGCACAACTGAAAGCTCAACTGTAAACTCAGGCACATTAACCTACAACAACATCCCCGAAGCCAACAGATTCCAAGCGCAATTGATCGGTCGGGATTGGGTGGGTACTGCTGAGCTAGTGGCTAATCCTAACTTTGCCACCGGTAGTGCCTGGTCATTACAGTCAGGGATTACTATTTCAGGTGGCCAACTTGTAATGGACTCTACTCAAACTTTCGCACCACTAGCGACTCAAAATCTGTCTTTAGCAGACGGCGGCACATTCAGGCTGGGAGCCACTGCAAGCGGCTACGTGCAAGGCACTGTTAATATTCGGCAAGGCACTGCGGGTTCCGGCAACATAATTGAGATAGAGGCGGATGGGAGCTATCAGCCAACATTTGTGGGGCTGGCAGCGTCTACACTGGGTATCCGATCTAGCGCGGGTGACACCGAGGCAGCCCTAGATACCCTTTCAATCAAATGGTTTTTAGAGGCGCCTTAAATGTATTACGCATATCACAAAGACCACGTACCCAAAGCCTTGAAAGCCCTATACCCAAGCCACGCAATTTATGGAGGTCTAGCTATATTCGGCGAATCGATTGAAGCACTTACAGGCGTAGCTCTTAACCCTGACGAGATTAACAGCTACATCAACACGGATGCGGATGAGAATTACATGGCTCAGTTAGCAGATGAGGCTGACCAAGAGCAAGCGCGTACTGATGCGCGTGAAGTGCTACGGCAATCACTGCAATTAGCTTTGATGGAACCAGACGGCCGAGAGATCCGTGTAAACAGCAGTCAAGCCCACACACTGTATTCTGATTGGATGGCCTCACAGCCAGATCAAGATTCAACTCTATGATTAGATTAATTATCCTAGCCATGCTTTTGGCATCTTGCGCGAGCGATCCGGCGCCACTTCAAACGGGAGAGAAAACAGAGCCTTTGCCCGGGTGCATTGAGCTTCGGAAGCGAGGCGGCAAATGCTAAAGCGGAAACTTCAAAGAGTTCTGAATCGAGCGCATCGAGGCCACGTTTACACGAGCGACCAAGACCAGTATCAGCAACCAGAATTCTGGGAAAGTGGATTGATCGGTGACTGTGAAGATTTCGCATTGTGGATCAGAGAACAGCTTACCCTCAAGGGCATAGAATCTGATCTGGTTTATTGCTTCACTGAGGGCTGGGAAGGCCACCTAGTGATTCACGTAAATGGCTGGATACTTGATAACCGATATAAGCAAGTTATGCGCCAAGACAAGTTAGATTATCAATGGCTTAAAATCGGCAAGCCGAGCGGCGAGTGGTTCACGATAGCGCCTCACAAGCCTCTTAGTGACACGAAAGCAACATAGGCGACTCATTAGGCGGGTATATGGGCTGCGTATGGCTCATTTGGTGTGATTGGCTTCGAGGGCTTGCTTGATTCTGTTATTTAGTTCTATGTCCATTTTCTTGCTGCTAGGAAACAAACCCTGCGAATCTATCATTTCAAGTATCATAGAGATCATTTCACCATCTTGCTCGCTAATGGTCACGCTATCGGTAGAGGGGAGGGCATTTAGGCAGTCAGTGATAAGATTTAAGAAATTCTCCCTATCGGCATTCACCCATACTTTAGGCGCATGTCTTTTCAGTGTTTCCTGTTCTGCTTTAATTCTATCCACTAATTCACTACTGGCAGCTTGTGGGGCGCGGGTGTTCATACGAATCGCAATTGCCTGCTTAACCCTTTCGACGAATCTAGGCGCGTATTCGTGCGTTAATTTGTTATAAGCGTCCTCTTCATTCCTTTCTTCGATTGTCATGTGATCGACTATCTGCTCATCCCCGCATATTAACCCGCAATCGCCAAGGCAGACAAAATCAACGCAAGTGCCGGCCACATATTCTATTTTAAATTCGCCGTTGCAAAACGGGCATGGTATTAATTCATCACTCATATCTCTCACCTTGTTGTGTTGTGGGTTAGGCGGCTTCACCATGTATTTCAATAATTTCTTGCTTTTTCTGCTCATAGAAGGGCGACCAGCACTGCTTTCCTTTTTCGTTTTTCCACACCGTTCTTCCCATTCTGCGTAGCTGTTTAGCCCGCCTAGAGCCAACCTCCCTGCCGAAGCTGCGGCCATGAGCATTAAGCCAGTCCATCGTGAATCTATGGTCATATTTGTAGTAATGATCTGAGGGGGTGTTTTCGGATAACCAGCCGTCTAGTAGCTTCTTGCTTATGTTGCTTGAGCTGAAAACATAGCAATTTCCAAGAGTCTCTAGTGTTCCAATTCCTACTTGCGCCGTCTCTTCATCATCATCTGATCCAGAACAAGACCACACGTCACCATTGCACTCAAATTCTTTTCCATCGGCCAATTCTATTGAAAATTTTCGACCGCAAAACGCATCGCCGCAGCTTGATGACCCTTCGAGGAAAGAATAGAATCCTGAGTCGGAAGAAGTGAATCTATATCTAGTTTCTCCCCTGTGGCTTTTGCTCATAGGAGTCTGTTTGTAAATCTCGCATGGCATTCTATCCAGCAAGAGGTAGTAGCTGACATGGTTGCTGTAGGGGCTATTTCTAGCAATTACATCAATGATTTTTATAACTTCATTTCCCACAATTAACTCCTTTCGTTAGTATTAAAATCGTAACTTACTGTTATCTATAATTAACGGGCTAGACTGTGACTCCGGTGGTCGCGGGTTCGAACCCCGTCAGTCACCCCAATAAAATCAAGCACTTGCAGTTTCTTCCTGTGTATCCGTACAGCCTTTTACTAACGCAATACTAATAGTATTTTAATGCCTATTTTACGCGGTTGAAATCAATCACTCGTGTTTTGTCCGGCGAGCGGTTGTATCGCTCCATCATATTTCTGGATTTATGGCCTGAAAAATTCTGTTTATCGCCGTCAAAGTCTGAAATCCCCTTGGCCTTTAGATCGTGAAAGGTCCAATTGATCTTATCTGAGCCAGTATCCTTGGCTATTTTTGCCCTAGATTTGGCCCATAGGGTTTTAAGCCCATCTGCGGTATAGGCATGGCCCCGAGTAGTAACGATCAGAAACATGCTCTCATGGGCTAGTTTCTCCAATCTGGCCGATCTCTGAGCCAATGCCTTGTTGACTACTGCAGTCAGGCGGTCATTCCACACCTTGATTTGCGCTTTCCCTGTCTTACCCTGCTTGATTAGCAATCCTTCTAATAGCACATCGGACATTTTTAGAGTCCTGATATCCTGCCCCCTGGCTCCACATATATAAGCCAGTTCCATAAATATCTGCAAAGTAGGGGATACACTCTTGAAGTGCGCCTCATATTCATCGTCTGTGATGTATCGGTCCCGCGGCTTTAACAAAAACGGTTTAACGTCTTTCACTGGATTCGAATCGAGATAGTTGTACTCAAGACCCCAAGCCAAGATATTCATCAATAAGATTCGCTCAGTATTGGCTCTTTTCTTGCTTGATCTCAAATCCATGTATTTTCGAATATGGACCGGCTTTAGCACTTGGGCCTCAACCTTGCTGAATACTGGTGATAATGCCCGCCACGCGCCTTCGTAATCTCGCTGTGTCGCCGGCTTTAAATTAATATAGCGTTCTGCCTTGGAATACTGCTTCCACAGGTGGCCAACTGATCCATCCTGACTAAACAGCTTCTCATAGGCATACATTACCTCTAGGCGGCTCGAACCCTTGGGGGCGATAACCTTGCTACCCCCTGATTTGGGATGGAATGTATAAGCCCCTGAGTGGCTCAGATAGACCCTATCAGGTAACCAATTATGCGACTTTCTCAAAATCTGGCTCCTCCGTTTTGTAGCGCGGATTATTAACCTGTTCCCAAGTCACAGCAACCTTGCCCTTTCCATTGGGGTATTGGTGGTCTATTCGGCACTCAAAAAGCCATGCGGATTGCTTCGCGGGCTGGTGGTAGCCGGTGTATTCTGCTATGTCTTCTTGATTTAGAAGCATCACTTAGTTCTCGATGTCTATGGGCTAACTGTGGCTAGGCGTGATAACTCAGATCCAATCATTTCTTGTTCAAGGTCTTCACCAGCGGTGTGAAGGATAATATCTATCTTTATGGCTGTTTGCCGCTCTATCACCGCGTTAGACTGGAGAAGGGCTATAGTTTTCTTATGAAGGTTCACGGCAAATTCTTCCTGCCCTTTTTCTCTTGATTCGGGCTGAGACTCCCAATAGCTCACATACCTTTTTATTTCTTCAAGTAATCGAAATACTTCTTTCACAATCACTGCCTCCTACGGCTAAAGGGTTATGCTCAACTTGGCAAGATTATCGTCAAGATCCGGAAAGTGCGTGTCTGTGAGCAATTTAGATTCTTGCTTTGCTGGGTGTTGGTCCTGTAGCTGCTCAAACTTGCGCTTTATATCCCAATAATTGTTATAGTGTTCATCGCTCTCTTTTTGCAACTCAGCCTTATCAGCCTCAAGCTCGGCTATGCGTCTATCCTTTTGCTCTATCTGCATATCCCTATAAGCAAGCTCGGCAGCAAACTTAGATTTGGCATGTAAACCAAAACTTGTTATGGCTCCAACATGGAATCCATAATGATTACTATCAACAACTTCTCCAGCCAACTCTGTGTCCCAATCTAAATACGGTGATCCAATCACGATCCTTGCTCCTTTGCTCGCTGTAGGTATTTTATTGGAGTTCGGAATGCTTTATCAAAAGCCCATATAGCGTCTATAAGAGTATCTCCAAAGCCTGCAACACCGTCCTGAATATTATCTCCGTACAAAACGCAGTATTGATTCCCGTCAATTGAGACTTTTGGCTTCAACATAGAAAACAGATTCATTTCTTCTTCTTCAACAGCTTTACTTATTTGAGATTGGTGGATTTTCTGAGCAAAGTGATTGTCAGAGTTTATTTTTTCTAGCCAATAAGTTTCCTCGTTCATCTATCCTTGCTCCTTTGCTGGTGGGGTGGGTAGGGGCATCCAGTGGGTAGCTTTTGCAAAAGGTGCCTTGTGATTCGCTGCGGAAAGCACGTAAAATCCGCCTTGTGATTTACGGGCAAAACCTATTAACTTACCGTCTGTTATCAATACTGGGCATCCCTTTGGAGGGCTACGATCCTCAACACTCACCCACTGGCTTTGTAGGGATTCTTTGCAGGCTTCAAGAACAGCTTTTGTAGAATCGTGTATTTTATGTGCGCCGACTCTTGCAGCCTTTAGCTCAAAAGCTATATGTGCAATCAAGTCATTCATCATCATTCCTCAAAAAGGTATATCGTCGTCAAAATTGTCGAAGTTGCTAGGCGCTGCCTGCTGTGGTTGCTGTCCATTGCTCGGTGCTTGTTGCTGCCCGCCTTGCTGAGACTCGCCCGTCCAGAACACCTTTACATTGCCCAAGATATTCCCCTTAGTGCCGGCCTCTCGCGCTTCCTTGCTAACGTCCTGCGTTACCATGCCGTGATCGCCGTATTGACTAGGATTTTCTTGGTCGATGAATACTGTTGCGTCGAGGTACTTTGCGCCCTTGCCCT